AAGCCTTGCAGCTTGACCTCTGGAAGTAGTGGCAAAACCCTTTAAATTTTTAGTAACAATTCCGTACTTTGCCTGTAAAGCGGTATCTTCTACTGTTTCATATTCAATTTGTTGAGTTTCATTATCAAAATATCCAACATTTACAACAGTTACTTTTGAGTTTTTTGAGGAACTACTATATGAAAAACCTTGTTCTGTTACGTTCGATAAGTTAAATAAATAACTTGGATCTGTTGGTCTGTCCTGTGTGATTGATATTGTGCCAGCCGAATAAAAAGGCATGACACGCATTACAGAGCATAGATCATTGATGAGATTATATGCCTGTTTTTGATTCTGTATCACTACATTACAGCTAAATCTCGGTTCTGTTCCTCCAAATCCATCATCCACTTGCGTTGCGCTATAGACAGAAGCTGAGTAAAAACTGAAAACATCTAATTGTGTTGTATCTATCTGATCTCCAAAACCTTTTGATGTTGTTAACAGGTCATAAAGTATCCATGCTGGATCGTTTGTCCATGCCTTGTCAGTTTGGAATGTGCCATTAAAAGTTCCAGAATATGATAATGAACCATCAGATTGAACTGTTGCATTGTGTGGAATCTTAATTTTAGTTCCACGCACTCTATACATTCTTCTTGGTTGATTTGGGAAGGTTTCAGCATCGAACCTTAAAGCAACATGAGCCGTATTTGCATAGCTCCTTGTTTCAGAAATTTGTTCAGTAATAGATGACCATATTGAGGCATTTTGTAGAGTTGTTTCTGTACTGTCATCTGTAGTTCTATTTACTCTTATGACAACAGGGAAAGAAGTTCCAGAAGAAAAAATTATTTTATAATCCCTAAAATATGTACTTGCAGTTCTTCCCTTTACCGTATCTGTAATAACAGTGGTTGTTGTTCCATCATTTTCAATAGTTTGTATGTTGATAGCAACTTCAGCACCATTAATATCGCCATTATCTTCAAATTTTTGCAGTGATGGAAAGCCTAAAGTCACTCTAACAGCATCAACGTTTGAATCAGTAACAGTTCTTGAAACTGGAGTTGATTTTGTAACAGCAACACCAACAGCTGTTTCAGACTCAGAAGATGTTATACCTTCAACATGACTTTGACTTGATGTGCCAAATCTAGGCTGAAAAGTAATATTTTGAAAGTTAAAATCTTCATCATTTGGGTTTGTATTGCTTGCAGATTGTTGTAATACTTGTACGCCATTTAAAAAAACATCTTTAAGACTTCCTGTATTGTATTCAGTTGATCCTTGACTACCAGTAGCACTTGGAAAGCCCTCAATTTCACCTTCTCCTAATAATTCTACTAAAGTTTGAAATTGTTTTGAAGCAAGAACATCTGAGGGTAAATTCGGATCACTTATACCTATTCCTTCTTGTATTGTTTTAAAATCAAACATTAATTTGTACCCTCTACTTGAACTGTATCAATACCAGAACTAATTACCACTGAACCTGTAAACACCTGTCCATAAATGATCGGAACGCAAACACCACTAAGACTTACGTTCTGGATGCCTGAAAATGAATATGAATTAGCAGCTTGTGGATCAAGAGATCCATCGGATTCAGATGCAGATGCTGAATTTTCAAAAGGTGCTGGGGTCGGAGCTATTAAAGAAGTTACACCTTCAATTGCTAATGTATTAACAGCCGCAGTTGTTAATGTTCCAAGTATTCCTGTAGTTCCGTATTCAGCAGCAATTCCAGCAGCAACCGTTCCAACAGCACCGCCAACTGCTGTAATACCAGAAACTACCGCACTTCCAACAGAGGCAGCAGTTGTAATTGCAGCACCTGCAACAGCAGTAGCAGCACCAACCGCAGCAGTAGCAGCAGAACCGATACCTCCGACAACAGCAGCTACAGCAGGGATTGAACCTGTTGCAATGGGTATGATCTGAATATCACCTCGACCTTTCATTGATAAAAAATCAAGAGAAACATCTATATTGTTCATTTTTACTTTGTAATATTGTTGATTCATATGTGCTTCAACCTCTGGAAAATTACACATTAAAAAACGAATCGCCTCTGCTGGACTTGATACGGCAGCTTCAAAATATGATGAACCAAGAAATTTTCTTAATCTTCCATAAACTTTTATTGTTTTAAGCTGCATACCTGTAAACCCCTCTAAGTGCTTGCTGATAACCTAAATCAAAAGGCTCTCGGCAACTTAATCTTCTTATATTATGATTCAAAATCATATTATCACCAATATAAACTGCAACATGATCTAAATTACCTGAAGTTGATTGAAACAGTAAAACATCACCAACTTGTATATCATCATGTGTTGGTTGTTTTGTAAATCCTGTAATTGGCAACCCTTTTTCAAATAATGGATTTTCTATGAAATCTTTTATTTTTTTTGGTCTATCCCATATTTTTAGATCAATATTTTTTGTTTCTTTATACCAATCATGGATTATTGACCAACAATCATGTACACCCCAAATAAAACTCCTTCCAATAAGTGATGGTGCTTTCCAGCCAGTAGGTTCAAAAGAACACCACTCTTTCATTCTTACACTATAGATATGTGAAGGTAAATCTAAATACTCACAACTTGCTTTATCATTATCAGATGGTTGTGGTGGTCCATAAGGATGTGAATGTACAATACCAATAATTTCTCCTGTATCTTCACATTCTGCCCAATCGTCAGGGTCAATAATAAAATATTCGAATCCAGACTCTGCGATATTTTTACAAGGCCAATAAGTTTCTTTCCCTTTAATTATTGCTAACAAACCACATGATTCTTGTGGCATACATTCTTCAGCATGTTTTGCAGCATCAGTTTTCCAAGTCATTGTTAGATAAATGAACCGACAGAGGGAAAATCTTTTTTTGTTACCTGACGTTTTGGTGCGCGAATACCTTGTAAATCTAAAGCAGAAACGAGTTCAAATTGTACAACTTCTCTAGTTTCGATAGTTTTTCTATCAATAAAATATATTTCTTGTGGCAGTTCTGCTGTGCTATCTGGTGTGCCAAATGGATTTTGATTTGAAGGAAAGTTTGCAGCATCTAAAAATCTGCTAAGTGTTCTGATTCTTACAAATTTTGCTCCTTGAAGATCATTAAATGGTGTTATAGCGTTTACAGTTGACATCAATGCTGTAATTGTTCCAAGTACATTAGAAACAGTTATTGTAGGTCTTGGTAAAGTACCTCTACCAGAATATTCAAACCCTTCTGCTTGTATCGGAAATTTATCATAAGTATTACCTTGCCATATTATTGAGGCATTGCTGTTCATACCAACTCCCGAATGAAACCTTGTCACATCGGTTGAACCA